TGAGACACGAGCTCACTGAGCACTCGTTGGCACTCGCTAAATCTGCAACGTTCGTCGATGTGCCAGTCGGCGCTGTGAAATATTCGAATCATGATCGTGTCTCCAATCGTTCCAGCGCCTCACGGCAGTCGATTACCTGCTGTTTGCGAGCAGCAGCAGCAGCCCAGCGAGCAGCAGCAGCAGCAGCATCAGCAGCAGCATCAGCAGGGTTCGCTGGCATCGGGTCGATCATGGTAGCGCCTCGCCGTCGGACTCGGGGTTGACGTCGATTGGTTGCGATGTTGGCGCATGGGGATAGAGAGCTGCAATTGACTCGGACGCTGGACGGCGCGCAATTAGGCGCACGCACACAAGAGGCTTCTGCCAGTTGATTGCCTTCTCGGAACGCTTGAAACCATACGCACGAAGGCAACGATTCATCGCTCCCGTTTCTGCAATGCGCGCACCGTTGATCCGTCGTGTGTTGTACATGCCAGGCTTCAGTGTTTGCTCAGCAGCCGAGCCTTCTCGCAAGTCAAGCTCGTAAGTGCCGATCAACTCGCGAATAGTTCCGTCAACGTCGAGTACAGTGGCTTTGGCCTGGTACTCCCAGAAATCGCGAATCTCGTAGGGACTCATGCGAGTCACTGACACCCACTTAAAACCAAGGTACTTGGTGACGTCCATGCAAGCGTCGCTCGATAGCATGGCCTTGCCTTCGATGTCGATCGTATCGCGCGCTAGGTCGATCTTGCGCACGAGAACTTGTATCTCGTGGCCCTCCGGTATCTCGCCGAAAATGGTTGTGGGGGTGAGCATGTTGCAGTTCTCGGCAAGCATGGCCAGGCGCTCATTAATCAGCGTGGTGTTGCTGCTGACGAGTCCAGTGCTCGGCACCTTGGCGAGAGCTGCAGATGCGCGACCTTTCGCGGCGTCGCGCCTTACGACCTCTTGCTCGTTTGGTGGCTCGACTTCTCCACTCTCAGCGCGGCGCGTAAGCTCCTCGACTGCGGCCTCGACTTGATCGGGTGTGGCCTTATCGCTGTTAGCGTACGCGGTCAGCAATTTGTCTGGGCAATTACTCGCGGTGTACTGAGTTCCATCTTTCGATTTGAATACTACTGACATGTAAGTGTCCTTTCACGCGGTGCAATAGCGCGCCGCTTTCCTCACTGCTGAGCAGCATGGGGCAGCGTTCGCGGGCGGTCAAGTAAAAAAGTGGTTGACTTTGAATCTAGCCGGTATCAGTCTCGTACCCCATGAACAACGGCGCGCAGCAACTGAAACGCAAAGCAGATAGTGTAGGAGGCGTACGTGAGTTAGCGCGTCGTCTCGAGATGTACGAAGGAACGCTCAGTCGTCATATGACTGGAAGGCAAGTTCCAACGTATGAATTTCGTATGTTTTATCAGGAAAAACTTTGCATTCATCACGAGGCTTTTAGCCGCAAGCCTAGGAAGATAAGGACTCTTCCATGACCAACCGTCGAGTCCTCCGGTGTCTGCTGCTCGTTGTGCGTGACCTACCTATTTTCGACCATGACGCACAGGTGTGGTGCGCGAATCACAATCTCATTCGTGCATTTTGCGACGGAAATCCGTTCATTTATCACGCACTCACTGTCACCGGCGAGAACCTGCTCAACAACACGATACAGGTCAGTGGTTACACCGCTGGCGAGCTAACCTCGGCTATCGATAGCGACATGGGGAACATCCCCAAAGAACTACTGAAGAAAGCTATTCAACATTTCGGCGCAATGCTGCGCAAGTTCCATCAATCAGGACAACTCAAGGCGGATACAAATGGCAAAGAAGAAGACAACGACAACACCAACCAACAAGCTAGAGACGGCAAGCAACGTAGTAGCGCTGAAGAAGGCAACCAAAAAAGGGTCAAAGGGACTCGACGTCCTCGCGCCAAAAAGTGCCCCTTCTGAAGGTGAGTCCAAACCACTGCAGTCAACGATCGGCGAAGCGCTTGCCGCGAAAGGCGCGAAGCCAGTACACGAAGTGCAAGTCATCAACTTCGACCGTCGGCTACCGTGCCCTCTCAACTCGGCGCAGCTTACCGATCGGGCCAAGCGCATGAAAGAGCTGCGTCGCACGGTCAAGCAAAATGAAGCTCTTCTGACCAGTGAAAAGGAGGAGTGGGATAAACGCAAGAAGTCAATCGAGTCCGACATATCGAAGGCGAGCAGCGAGATCAATGACCTGGCGGATGAGATCGGTGACGAGGCTGAATATAGAGACGTGCGTTGCCAGCGGGTATTCGATTACCAGTTGATGGAAGTTCGCGAGGTACGCACGGACACAACCCCACCGAAGCAGCTGCAGGAACCGCGAGCAATGACCGCTCGCGAGGTCGAAGAGGGCTACACGAACAACGACGGCGAGAGGCAACCAGCAACGGCAGAGCAAGAGAAACCCAACGTAACCGACGATTCCATTCCGTTCGGTGACGAATCGACTGATGACTCGGGTGATATCGACTTCGATTGATTGCCATGAAACTCCGTGACTACCAAGCTCGGTGCGTGGCTGACGTGATGGCTACCGATGATCGGGTGTGCGTAGTTGCCCCAACGGGCAGCGGCAAGACCGTCATCGGTAGCGCGGTGGCATCTCACTACCGCTCTGTCTGCTGGGTTGCCCATCGTGAGGAGCTGATTGACCAAGCAAGCGCAGCTCTGAAGCTATGGGCACCCCATACAGGCCGCACAGTCATCACTGTGCAGTCGATCAACAAGCCCAGCGCGCACCACTACGACCTACTCGTAATTGACGAGGCGCACCATTATGCGGCCGACGATTGGAGTCAAATTACGAGCAACGTGAAGCATGACAGACTTATTGGGCTCACGGCAACACCCGAGCGAGGCGACGGCAAAGGGCTCGCATCAGTGTTCGATCGCCTCGTTGTTGCTGCCACGTATTCAGAGCTGCTCGCACTTGGGCAGCTCGTGCCGTGCCGGATTACTCACCCACATGAGGACGTCGAAGGCGTCGCTTGTCACCCGCTGAAGGCGTGGAAGGAACATGGAGAAGATGCGCTCACGATTGCATTTGCGCCGAGCGTCAAGCTCGCAGAACAATGGACTGAAGAGTTCAATGCGGCTGGCGTCGCATCCGCATGCATCCTTGGCAAGACTGAGAGCCGCTCTGGTCTGGTCGATGCGTTCCGAGCACATAGTCTCAAGGTCCTATGGAACTACAACGTTCTCACCGAGGGGTTCGACGTGCCGGAGGTGGGTTGCGTTGTTCTGGCTCGAAAGATGGGCACTGCGGGACTTTATATCCAAGCTGCAGGCCGAGGGCTACGTGTTGCACCTGCCAAAGCACATTGCAGAATCATTGACCTCAATGGCAACTATCGGACCTATGGGTTACCAACGCAGGACTGGAGCTACAGTCTAGAGGGCAAGGCAATCCGTCGCAATAAGGTGGAGAAGCTGCGCCAGTGCATCAAGTGCGGTGCGGTTTGCACAGCCTGGGTCCGCGAATGTCCCGAGTGCCACTATCACACGCCGATTCGAAAGATGAAGCTGAAGATTGACGACCAGGAATTGCTCGAAGTCTTCGACGGTGAGAACACTATCGAGTCAGCGAAGGACGTGCACCTAGCCAAGTTGCGCACCGAGCAACGCCAACTAGGGCGCACACTGCAATGGACGATCGGACGCTACAAGAAGCTATTTGGAAGGGTGCCGCGCATTCACGACGCAACGCCAGCCGAGAAGGCAAAGTATTTTCAAGGTCTAACATTTGGAATGGGCCCTGCCGCTGCGCACGCTTATCGTGCGGTGTTCAGCGAGTGGCCGCAACGAACGAGAAGGTAACAGAATGAACCTACCCCTATCAGTCGCAGTAGTGCTTTCCCAATTCATCATCCCGGTCGTTGACCGTGGCGAGGTGAACCGCGAGCAACGACTCACCTCTATCTCTATTGCAATCGGACGAGCATCGGAGCGCGCAACATGCTCCGGTGAGTATGCGGTCGAAGGTTGCAAGCGAATCATCCGCGACGCAACCGAAGCGGCTGCAATTCTCAGCGAGTGGGCTGACGCTGAAACGGCACTGCGCAAGCATGTGCAAGCCGGCGAGTGTAAGCCCAATGAATGCGACCCGATACGCATGTGGGATGGTCACAAGGTAACGGTGAGCCATCGCGCTCGTGGGCTCTGGCAACTGCATAGGCTTGGCGCGTGGAGCAACGAGACCTGGAACTCGATGCATGGCCTGACGCAACAGAGCCTCGATGCGCAGGCATGGGAGGCAATCAAGCGCTTTCAGCTCGGGCGCGGACAGTGCGTGTCAATCGAAGGAGCGTTTGCTAACGTTGCAACCGGCAACTCATGCGCTTGGAAGGGTGCGCACGATCGCGCAGTGAAGACTGAGCGGATCAGGGTGCGACTGGTCAAGTTGCAGGCGACTGAACCCGAGGGGTGTTGAAGTGAGTGAATCTGAATTTGAGCTGCAAGTTCGCAAGGCGTTGCATGATGCATATCACCCGATCGGAGGTGTATTTCACAACAACAAGACCGGATACAAGGGACACACGCACCGACCATTTGGTGGTCCAGGCGCGGGTGACCTGATTGGATTTGTCTTCGGGCTTTGGATCGAAGTCGAGAACAAGGCGCGACTCGGAAGTCTCGAAGGCGAGCAGAAAGTTCGGCGGGCGCTACTCAAGAAGGGCGGGTGCTTGTATGTGGTGTGTCATGAGCTCGGCTGGATTGATCCGCACTCGATTTACGACCGGGCAATAGTGCTCATGCTGGTGGCAATTGATGACCACGTCATGCTGCGCATGGGTAAGCGAAAGTTCACTAGAATGATGGAAGCGCGGGCTGCAAAAGGGGTGCGCTTATGACCCGCACATGCCGCCTATGCTCGGCATGGAAGCGCAACGGTTGGGACATCAATGTTTGACGCAAAGGATCTCGGAACATGAGCAAGGAACTGCTGGTTATTGATGATGCCCGTCGTATGTTTCTCGATTCATCGGGCGGCGCATCCATGCGATGGCTGACCGAGAAAGAGGTACTCGAAAATCTAGTCACCCACTGCCGCGACTGCGTGGGCTTCTACGTGCCCGAATTTGCGCTTGAAGGACCCAATCAAGGTGATTGTGACAATCCGTTAGGATTGCCTCGCCCGAAGACCGACGGCTCCGACTACTGCCCGTACGCCCAACGAAAGTAAAAATGCCGAGTAAGACCAGTAAAGTTGCTGCCCTATTCGTGTCACCCAAAGGGCCCTATTGGGGACGAGATAACGTTGATTGTTGGGATGAAGCAAGAGACGCTCGAAACTATTGCGGCTCATTTCCGGTGGTCGCTCACCCTCCGCCCGCATTCGCTGAAGCTCTCATCTCGCTGGCTGTCAACTGCGGGGGCGCACCGTGACGAAAGTGAGCAAACCAAAGGAATCTCCAGCAAACGAAGAGGTGCCGCTCATTAATGCGACGCTCGAGCGGGCGCTAGTGGCTGCAGTGCTAGTGCTGCCTGAGCTTCTGTCAGAGGTCGAGTTCAAGTCGGACCATTTCGCGCTCGATGCGAACAAGCAGATAGCCCGTGCGATAGAGCGACTGTCGAAGGTTGACGTCGTCAACATGGAGAACGTCGTGACCGCGCTAAAAGCAAGCGGAAAGCTTGAGCAGGTAGGCGGAGCCGTATACATTGCGCAGCTGCTCGATAGTGCAGTTGCGTGCACGACGAGTAATGTGCAATCGTGGGCATCTCAGCTGCGTGGTTTGTGGGAGAAGCGTTGCCTACTAGCTGAAGCGCGCTCGTTCGTTGCTTCGCTTGCTACCGGTGCAGTCGATGACCATTTCGAGGCCTATGCACGCAGCCTGCAACGAGTGGAGTCGTTCAAGCCTACCGATAATTCGCCTCTCGGTTGCATGTTGAGCGATTGGGGAAACATGCTCGACGAACCAGAACGCGAGGACTGGTTGCTCACTGATGACATTACCGGCAAGCCAGCATTGCCGCTTGGGCGCACGTCAATCCTTGCTGCTGCTGGTGGCACAGGTAAGACGACGGTGTTGGTACAGCTGAGCATCAGCGTAGCGCTTGGCGTTGCGTGGTGTGGGTTTCGCATCGAGTCACCGGGCATGGTCTGCCTGTGCTGCGCAGAGAGCGACGAGAAGTTGATGAAGCGTCAAGTGTGGAGGGCAATGAATGCGCTCGAACTGACCGATGAGGAGCGAGTCACTGTTGGTCAACGATTGGTGGTGATCCCGCTCGAAGGTGTCGAGGTCAACATGATTCGCGGTGAAGGCGGCAACATCGAACGCACCGAGTTTCTTGAACGGTTTCGTCGTGGACTCGTGCAACGGTCCAAGGATGCGCGGCAGTTGCTATCGCTCGTAATACTCGACCCGCTGAGTCGATTCGCCGGCAGTGACACCGAAAAGGACAACGCGGCTGCAACGCGATTCATTCAAGCGATCGAGACACTCACCAAGCTCCCCGGAACACCTGCCGTGATGTGTGCGCACCATTCGAGCAAGGTCACTGCTGGCAATGGCAAGGGGCCGCCCGTGAGCCCCGCTCGTGGTGTGAGTGCGATCCGTGATGGTGTACGGTCAATGATTGGACTGACGCGGCACAAGGCCGAGAGCGTTGTCGGTGTCTACATGGAGTGCGACAAGTCCAACGAGGCGCCCCACTTCGAGAGTCGTTGGCTAGTGCAGCAGCAGGGAGACCGTGGCGGCACGCTGCGCATGGCGAGTGAGAGCGAAGCGGCGATGCTCGAGGAGAGCGCGCGCCCGAAGAAGAATGCGCGAATGCCACCGAAGGCCGAGGCCTACGACGACAAGCCGCCGGTGAGAGAGGCCATACTGACTGCACTAGAGTCGATGCATGGAGTGGCCAGGTCTAGGCGATGGCTCGAGACGAAGACCATCACTGGATACCGCTCTATCGTGGTCAGGGAGGCATTCCGCGCACTCGAGAACGACGGACTGATCACTATCGACGAGTACGGACCGACCAGAGGAACGGTGCGAATGGTAGGGTTCAATCATCAAGCCGACTTGCCATTCGATGATTCGAACGTGTCCCAAAAAGCGGACACACCCATTGGTGACAACAATGCGGCATAATATCAGCCGTGTCCGTGTGTCCCATGGTGTGTATGCATATTGGGACGCACCTAGTAGGGGTGTATGGTCACGAGGTGTGTCCCGCCTGCGTCCCATCCCCCTTAAGGGGGATGGGCGCGGGACGCACTCGGGACACGCCCTACACGGCCATATATTTAGGTTAGAGAGTCAAAGAAGGAGATACCGAACAATGAACCTAGTAGACACCCAGCAACGTGTTTCAGAACCTCGGACGTCCCAGAGTGCGTCCGAGGTCGCAACCCCATGGTTTGCCAAGCTATCCAAAAACTCGGAAGCCAAAAACAAGCCTTGGCCTATTGGCTTGATTTGGAAGTCGATAGACCCGAGGGGAGTCGATGAGGTCCGCAAAAGGTTCCGGGCTCTGGCATGTAACCCGGAGCTGTCCGACAGGGCGTCACGTGAGGCGATGGTCTCGGCTCTCATTGGAGCTCAGGACAAGTACGAGCTTAGGGGCGATGGTCAGTGTGCGACTGCCATCGTCGCGTCATTGCTGCCACTGCGCCGAGCATTGGAGTCGCAGCTATGGCCATGATCGAACACGTGGGCATCGTGTTGTCCCTGCTGCTCTCGCTGCTCAGCCTGGTCAGGACGCGCAACATCAACCGACGACTGGGCGAGGTCGAGGGGCACGTGCCTGGGGTGCGGTACCACGTGGTCAAGCGGGGTGGGAAGTGAGGCGCATTTACCCCTCATATTTGCGGCATTTCTGCCCTATTTTCAGAGAAAAAGACGGCATTTATGGCACATTTTGACCCCGGACCAACAGTCAGGAGGCCGTCCGACGCGCCGGAGGGTTTGCCGATAAAAAAAAGCTGTAGTGGAATCTTTCGAGTATCAGTGTAACTCAGGGGGCTTGGAGCCAACTATGAATATTTCAGCCAAAAACAAGGCTATTTCGAAAGAACTGTGTGAAGCCATCGCAAAAAACGTGGCTGACAGCGTCAAGCCAGCTGGCCCGAGTGGCCCTGTAAGCCCCAGGCAGCGCCCCGAATTCACGCCACATTTGGCCATTTTGCAGCGTGAAAGCAAAACCTGCGCAGAACTTGCGCTATCCATCCGCTACGGAATCGAGAAGAGCCACGTTCACCGGCTCGTCACCGGCGCACGACCGGTGACTGAAGCCATAGCGGCCAAAATTGCCGCGCAGCATCCGGGTGTCGATCTCACGTGGACCCCTCCCGCACCCTCGCTAGCAGCGACTCTCGACTCCCAGCTGCAGAGTCGCGAGGACCTGACCAGCTGGCTCGAGTCGGCCAAGACCGCAATGCGCTTGTGGCTCGGCGCCTCTCAGGACGCTCTGGAGCGCTCCACGGAATCGGACGCGCTACTGGCCTCGCCAGAGTACCGCGAGCTGCACAGCGCCCTGGCAGGCGCCTCCGATGTGGCAGCAGCAGCCATCCCCTCGCCTGCCACCTCGGGCCCTGCCGTGGATCTATCCGAGTCAGTGGCCAAGTTGCGCGCCCTGCAGGCCGAGTGCGACGCCCGGGCCAACCTGGCGACCGTCGAGACGAGGTCGGCTGACTCCCTCCGGCTCCGGACTGTGCACGACACGATCCGAGAAAAGCTGCGCCGTCTGACCTCGCGAGTTACGACGGTCGAACTGCTCGAGTGCGAGCCATGGCAGTCCATCACTGTCAGCCTGTGCGATTCCCTCCGGAGCGACTCGGACGCCCGGGAGCGAGTTGTATCGATGCTCACCAGCGGCAATCCATTGATGCACGACGCGGCAACCCGCCTGCGACTCACGCGCCTGCTCGTGTTCCCGACTACCCAATTCCGAGATGACCCGGTAGGCTTCGCTCGGTGCGTGCTCGGTGTTGACCTTTGGCCAGGGCAGATTGAAATCCTCGAAGCTATCCGCGACCACAAGCGGGTCACAGTGAGATCAGGTAACAAGTGTGGCAAGACGACCGCGCTTGCAATTGCTGCGCTCTGGTACTTCGCAACGCGAACCCGTGCCGAGGTGCAGCTTGGTAACGCGACGATCGAACAGCTCGGTGGGCAGTTGTGGAAGGAAATACGCCGACTCTACTACGCCTCCGGAATCTGCCTGAATTGCAGGCGCGAGGGATTTACGCAACGCCCGTGCCCGCACTCCCAGATACTCGACGGCAAGATGCACAATAGCTGCCACGGTGAGTCTGGAGGGCTTCGTGCTGCTGACGGTCGTTGTATCTATGGTCGCATTGCAGTGGATGCAGGCGGTCTGCTGGGGTTCAGTGGTGGCGATGGTTTCATGATTATCGCGGACGAGGCGAGCGAGCTCGATGACAAGTCCTTCAAGGCACTCGAGTTCAACGCCTCGGCAGCTACCGCCAAATTCATAATGAACGGCAATCCGTTCTACCGCGACTCACCGTTCTACGAAACTTTCTATGGCGAGATTGCAAGCTACTGGCATCCGGTGCATTTGAGCGGCGAAGACGCTTGCAAGTACGCTGATCAGTTCGACGGTCTCATCTCGCCTGAGCAAGTCGAGATGGCTGCAAAGCTTGACCCGATTCGTGGGCGTGAGTCTGATGACTACCGCATTCGAGTGCGTGGGGACTTCCCAGACTATGACGCTGAGCTCGCGTTGACAGAGCAAGATATAAGCTACTGTCACGCGCGCTGGGCTTCCATGGGAGACGAGGGCCCGCTTACAATTGCAGTTGACCCTGGTGGTGAAAAGGCGGGCTCTGATCCCTATGGTTTCAGCGCGCGCCGCGGCGCAAAGTTCGTGGCTCTGTACGAGAAGAATTGCAGCGTTCACGATTCGGTATTTGGTGAAGTCGTTGCACTCGTGGGCACGTGGGCACGGCCTGAGGACTTCCCTATTCCGATTCGATTCGATGCTAGTTCGCGCATCGGTGTGGACTTCGAGACTGAGTTGATGCGACTGATTAGAACGCTGGGAGAAGATAAGCCGCTGCGCGCCTGGCGCATCATGCCAGGGCAGAACTCACCGAGACCAGGATTCAAAATGTTTCGCGATTGGATGATCGACAACATGGTCATGCTGTTGATCCGCGCTGTTGGTGTTGCTCCGAATGCAAACCTTGACGCGCAACTCAAGTTGTTGAAGTCGTCTCAGAAGGTCGAAGACGACAAGAGCACGCGCATCTACATCGCGAAGTCGTTGATGCGAACTCGACTCAATGGCGCGTCACCTAACTTGCTCGACGTGGTGAGTTACGCACTCGCGAACTACGAGCTAGACTATGAGCGCACATCGCAGGGCAAGGCGGCGCGACGCACCGAGCAAGCGCGCCAGCAACAGCGACCGATGACCGTGCACGAGATGACTCGTCAGAACGAGCAGATGATCGAACGGATGAGAAGGGGCATGTAATGACACCAATTGAATGCTTTGAGCTGGTGCTGCGAAGTCGAAGCGACGTTAGGATCGAGCTACATTCACACCCGGATCTCATCCGCGAAGCTGGAAAGGATGTTCGCCTATTTCCAAACGCTCGGCACGCCCCCTGCATAGTTAGAGCGACCCAATGACCATTTCGAATACGATGCCAGTAAACCCAATAACTAGCGCAGTCAGCCAGACGACATTGAGCGCTGACCTCTGCAGAGCCGCGCAATTCCGCCGCACGAGAGGCTCCGCCTGGCTCGCCGAAATAGCCGAGCTCGAACAGCTATGCAAACAATGCGAGGTCGTTGACACCGATGTCATAGCGGAAGTGCCGTGAATTCGACGATTCACCAAAACACCATGACGCGTCTGTCATACCAAAAGCGGAACCAAGTGAACTCGGAACGGTTTATCTGCAAATCACGCGGTGGCACGCCATCTGCAATACCCCTATTCGTCAGCAACGAGCTGACAGAAAGCGAAACGAAGATGACCCAAACAACCAAAATGACCAACCTAGAAATCAACGCAGAAATCCACGAGTTCGATGGACGTTTTTACATCGCAAAATGGTCTGACAAAAATGCACAGTGGACCGGGTCCCTGCGCGCCGATATCGCCCGGGGCAGCGGATGCTCTGGTTTTTTTTGCCGCAGAGAAAAAGGCCTGCCAGGAGCCGGCGGGTACTCGTACACCACGAAATCGGCAGCCCGTCGCGCCGTAATAAAACTGAATGACTGGTGAAAATCCAATCACCAATTCGCCCCGCCGTCTCAGACCGCGGGGCTCGGGGCGTTGAAAGCAGAAAATCATGACCAATACCATCAGACCCCCACGGCTCTCGACTCCACCACTAGCGGGCGACATCCAGATTCTTGCGGGCGACATCCTCGCAACCAAGGCGCGTGACCTGCTCAATTTTATTGGGCCATCGCGCAGCGACGCGTATGTCGCGTTACGTGACGCTCTGACGATGTACTCAGAGATTCGAATCGCCTCGACTATGGCACCCGGCGCGGCACACTTGCTGCAACACATTGAGTCGAAGTTGGAAACTGAAACCGAGGCGCCCGACACGATACGATGCCCGGGTGCAGTTGATGCGGAGTATGCAAAATGAACATCCGATACACACAGCCAGAGGCCAATCAGACCGAACTGTCGCGAATGGTCCGTGGCGCGCGACTCGAGTGCGAGAGGCTCGAACTGCAAATCGAAGCGACCATCAAGCGTGCGCTGGCAATGTCGTCGCTAATTATTGCAGCCGCATGCTCCGGAGCGCCGACGCACGAAATTGAGTCGGTGCAATCCGTTGACGGAATCACCGACGCGGGCCCGCTGGTGTCATGCGGTGTCGGTGGTCACCGCGAGTCCGTGTCGTTCGTTTCGTACGGCTACTACGACTCAGCGGACGGGCTTATCAAATGCAACAGCTTCCTATTCACGACGCCTCGTAGCGTTTGCATTTACCAGACGGCACAATACCAGGCGAGCACGGTCAACTTTTGCGCTGCCCTGTCGCCCTCCTATTCGTGCACGTACTCGATGGTTTACTCAGTCGGATCCGAGTACACGAACGCAGTTGAAACAGACTACTACACGACTGCTGCGTACCCAAACATTTCAGACTGGCAGACGAGCTGCTCAACCATCGGCGGGAAGTGGTCGGTGCAATGACTCGCCTACTCGTCGCCCTTCTGTTCGTGTCGTCGCCAGCATCGGGCTCCTGCTTCAACTCCGACGTACGAACCTACTGCTGCCCAGTGGCGTGCGCCGTGAAGGAGTCGACCCACTGGTACCAGGCTGACGAAGTGCTTCGCGGGTGCATGAGGGGCATGGGGTGCCAGGGTAGTGAGACGGCTACGGTGGGGATGCGGTGCGGGTGTTGAGATGAGAAAACTACACGAATTCGGGGTAAATTGCGGAACGATCGGAAGGCATCTGCGCCGACGCGGAGTCGTGATACTGAGTATCAGCGAGTCAAGGGCACTATTAGCCACGCGCACCAAATAGTGCATACTGACCACCTACCGAGCCCGGGCGCTTCCAAGCGGAGTCCCGGGCCCTCGTTTTTTTGTGGGCAAGCACAGCTTGCGGCCACTCGAACTCGTAACAATAGCTGCGAAATAGCCCTGTCTATGGGCATGTGTAAATATTGAAACGAGGTAGAAAATGGGAACCATAGTAGTACCCGGACCATCCGGAACAGACCCCACAATTGTCACAGAACATACCGAGCACCATCGGGACCACGAGCACTCACATCGCGAGTATTGGGAGCACGGTTCCGATCGGCGAGTGGAGCGACAGGCTGCAGAAAACTTTGGCTCTGTAACTAGACAGTCTGCTGAGGTGGAGGCGAGGCTTGGGGTTCAAGCAGCACTCAACGCGAAAGATGGAATCATCGAGGCGGGCCGCAACTTCTCGTCGTTGTCGGTTCAAGCAACATTGAATGCTAAAGACGGAGTCATCGAAGCAACAAAGAACGCGGCAGCTGTATCTCTGCAAATTGCTACAACTACCGCCGCAACCAACGCATTGATCAATCAGCGTTTTGCTGAAACGGACGCACAGATTGCTGAATGTTGCTGCGAAGGTAAGGAGCTTGCTCGTGCTCTAGCTGCCGAACTTAAAGACCGCATGGACCAGATTCAGGCGACTAACCTTGCAACCCAGCTGACTGATTCGAAGCTCGAAGTTGCTGCACTTCGAGCGCGTCTTACAACTGTCACCGCTACCTGATAATGGTTACTTAGAGCCATGGGCGCGAGTTGTTCGGAATTGCGTCCATGGCTCCAGCGTATTCAATCGCTTCGAATCGTGTAACTTCTGCGAACCGGATCGAACTTCAGTCGAATCGGGTCAACGCGGTGCGGCACGTTGTCCTTGCCAATTTCTACGCAACGAAGTCCGAAGAGATATTCGTCCATCTCGAGTTGCTGCGCGTCAGCTGGTGACAGCTTCGACCAGTCGGGTTCTATCAATTCAACACCTCGTACCCGATCATCCATCCAAATGTTTTCGAGTTGAACACAGTGAGCTTGATCCCCAGCTTGCGACCGATGAGTTTTTCGAACTCACATAGAAGCATCGGCAGTCTTTGATCATTGGACACATGGACCGCTTCGTCCTTGAGCAGGTAATCAGCATAGGCGACCGCTGCTTCGCAGATCGCTTGCTCCTTTAGGTTTACTCCTAGCGACGATTCAAGGTGAAATTCGAAACGTGGCATGCCCATTACGCTTTGACCCCCGACACGCTGGACACTTCCGCGGACACAATGGGCGCATTTGGGTAAGTGCCTTGCGGAGTGACGAACGCTGTCAGACACTTCTCACGCAATGCGGTCTCGATGTTTTCGATTGTGCTTGCTCGCCGCATGCCCCCCTGCAAATAGGTGCGTACGGTGTTAGGGTTACAGTGTGCTGCTGCGGCCACTTCTTGCAGCTTATGGTTCGGCAGTGTTTTTGGCATACTCTCTAAATCTCCCGTGAATGCGCTGCGAGTATCGGTTGAATACTCTTTCGGCATGTTGCAGCAACTCGTTGCATCGCGCAACCGAAATGGGCCATTGCTTGACCTGTGAGCGCAGGAACCCAGCTAGCCACGACAGCCACTCGAGTGATCGACGTGCTGCTGGCGCGGTCGGGTTATGTCGGGAAACCTGGGGCAAACTGGCCAAAAATCGATGATCCCATGGTGGAGCGCGGTCGAGCAATGCTCGGCGGCCACCTTTCAACTCGACCCGAGTTCGTCACTGATTGGCTTCTTCAAAATCGCAAGGACGCGATGGAAGAGGCTGCCGCCGGCAAGCTTCGAAGTGCGGCACTGCTTTGGAAATCTGTCCTGAGTGACGGTGTTTTCAGCGGCGTATTCAACCTTCGATGCGCCGGCATCGTCACTTTACCCCGCAAATTCAGGGGTAATGCAGACTACGTCGCTCAGCTGCAGGAAGGACACGAATCGGTCCAGAGCGTATACGACGCAATGATCCCGCCGGACCAATCGAAGCTGATGATCCAGGACGGTATTGGAATGGGCGTCGCAGTCGGAGAGCTTCTCAAAGTTCCCGGGCGCTCTTACCCGGTGCTCCGCCGTCTGCCCCCGGAAGGCCTCGTCTATATCTGGTCTGGCAATCAGGGCAATTGGTTCTATCGCTCGCAATTCGGCGGGCTTTTGCCGATCGTAAAGGGCGATGGTAACTGGGTGCTGTGGGAGCCGGCTGGCGTCGATGCTGCGCCGTGGGAACGCGGCATCTGGTACGCCGCAAGTCGATCCTTCATTCTCAAAGAGAACGCTGCCCTCTGCTCGGGCAATCTCGAGCGCGGCATGGCGAACCCGGGCATTGTCACCACTGCCCCCGTGGGCGCTTCACAGGGCGACCGAGAGTCATGGTTCATGGCCTTCAGTCACTGGGGCGCCAACATGCTCGCGAGCGCGCCGTCACCTGGTTTTGACGCAAAGGTGCTCGAGGTGGGTTCCGAGGGTAGCGACATCTTCGACAAGTCGATCGCACGTTGGGATCGAGAACTCACAATTTGCGCAGCGGGGCAAGAGGTCACGACTACCGGCGGAACAGGTTTCTTGAACAATAACCTGTTCCAGACCATCCGTAAGGAGTTCATTCAGGAGCCCGCGGACTCGTGGGCAATGTGCGTCAATACTCAGATACTTCCGCAATGGACGATCGAACATTACGGGCTTGAGAACATCGAGGGTTCACCGTGCGTTGAGTTTGACACTCGCTCACCGCAAGACCTCACGAACTCGGCGCAGTCTTGGATTCAATGCGCGGCCGCAGTCGAGAAGCTCGAGCCGATGCTTGAGAAGTATGGGCGCGAACTCGATATCGAAGAAGTCATTGCGCAGTACTCGATACCAGTTACGCAGGCAAAGGGTGAAGCTGCGCTGCGCGTAGACATTGCGCAGATAAAGCAGATTCTCGAAGTTGCCAATCAGGCTGGCCTGCAAGCGAAACCCGAGAGCATGCAACTGATGCTTGAGCGCGCGAGCGGTCTAGAAATGCGCCCGATTGCTCGCGCAAGTGCAACGCCTCGACTCATGCTCGCGCCTAACGATATCGCTAAGGCTGTCAAGGTTGACGAGGTTCGCCGCTCACAAGGGCTCGACCCGATTGGTGGAGAAGAAGGCGAAAAGAAGCTGGCTGACGTCGGAAAAGATTCGGAACCAGCAAAGGTGGTAGCAGCGTGACGAAGTTCATTGTTGAGCAGCTGCCAGGATCACATACTGACGTTCGCCAATGGCTCGTGCCCGGTTACCTCGCGGCACCGATCAATCTTGTGGGTGCTCAGTTCGACATTCCTCGGCCACCACTGCCACGAAGCACAGACCGCCTAGCAGTCGTTGATGTTGGATGGGGCGGACCGCTTGCGCACCATGAGACGTGGTCGGACTCTTACGATGCAATCAAGTCACGCATTCGAATTGCAGCATCGAGCTCGGCACTATGCGTGCTCATGTCCATCGACTCAGGTGGTGGGCTCGTTGATGGGTGCCTCGACACGGTGCAAGAGATTCGCGCCATCATGGCTGCAGCGGGAAAGAAGTTGTATTGCTACGTTGACTCGAAGTCTTTCAGCGCGGCCTATGCGCTCGCCTGCGCAGCTGATTGGATATTCATTCCGCAAACTGGAATGGTCGGTAGCATCGGTGTCATTCACAACCTCATTGATTGCACCGGCGCCGACCGGCAAATGGGGCTCAAATACACGGTCGTTTCAAGCGGCATCCGCAAGGCGGACACGAACCCGCACATAGCGAAGACTGACGAAGTTGTCGCTGCATTTGATGAAGAGTGCAACGCGCTAGCGGAAGAATTTTTCAAGTGCGTGGCTGCCTATCGCCCGCTTTCTGTCGATCAAATTCGCGGATACCAAGCAGCATGCTTTCATGGCGAGCGCGCGATAGCGGCTGGCCTTGCAGATCAGATTGCAACCGAGGACGAAGTCATTGCCCTGCTAAGCAGCGGCACTTTCGAGGCATCAAGGGCCTCTCAACCCATAGTAGAAAAGGAGGCCAAAATGCCAGGATTCGCAGCGGCAATGGCCACAATTCAAGCAGTAGTTGACGACGAAAACGAGACCGACGAGAACAAGGATAAGGCGCGCAAGATGATTGCAGCCTGCAACTCAGCCCCCAAGGCTGCAGAGGATGCACCGGCGGAGCCACACAAGGAGCCCGACAAGGACAACGAGGGCGGACCGTCCGACAACGACAAAGACAACGAAGCAAAGACTGCTTCGCGTTTCGCTCGGCTCGAAGCCACTACGCGCACCGCGTTACTCGCAACCCGCACGGACTTCCCCGATGCAACGCGCAAGACTTTGATGTCCGCTGATCTGGCAACAGTGCAAGAGGCTGTTACCAATTGGCCAAAGTTCAGTGCACCTTCAGCCGTTGCTGATGCTCGCGCCGCGCTTGCGGTTCACTCTACGACTCAGCCCGATGTTGATGGTCGCAATGCCCTCTCGGCGTACGAGCAGGAAACACTCGAACGGCTACGCCCGACGCTGATTGATAAGCCTTTCACTGGTCTCGATGGTTTTCATCGAGTCCCGGCATGCACACCACAGAAGCAAAAAGAACTGATGGACCGCATCAACGGTCGAGCATCGAAGTAACCCGCAGCACTTGCAGGAGCAAAGACAATGACTGCTTACACGACAAATCAAGAACTGCCTCCATCCAAGGTTGTGCGGTATCCGACCCTAACACTCAAGAGCGGGCAACATGTCTACCGCGGTTCTCGAGTGGCCATCGAACTATCCAGCGGCAAACTGCTGAAGTCTGTTTCGGGTAACACCGGCATCAAAGATATCGGCATTGCAACGCAAGAGGTTGACGCGTCTTCGACGGGTCTCAATGCCGACTCGCCTTGCAACGTTGACGTCATTCGTGACATCAAGTGCCGCTACTTCAAGAATGACACTTCAACGCCCGTAACCCTGGTTGGCGTTGCGTGTTACTCGCTGGACGATCAAACGGTAACCGGCAATTCCTCGGGCAATGCTGCTTGCGGTATCTGCTGGGGTATCGACACAATGGACGGTGTGTTGGTCGAGGTAACCAACATTACCGCTTCAGTGCTTACGCCTTCGACCACGCTCGACACTGCTTCGGCCAACTTCACCGGAAACGACTGGGCGCCAGCCGCAAACACTCTGGTGAACGGGCAGACCTACGTCATCGGCTCTGGTAGTAATCTAGGAGCCGCGGCAACGTTGACCTTACCCTCGTCAGGGGTGTCAGCTGGAACCACTGTTACCTTTGCTGCTAATGGAGCACAGGGAAACTTCACCGTAGGGATCCGAATGGGTACCACGACAATTACTGGCGCAACTGCTCTAACAGGTAGCAAACGTTGGATTGCGAAATGTATCAACGTGGGCGATGCGACGACTTCAATCTGGGTTGTTGACTGGTCAATTGCCGCCTAATCGAACCCATTCACACCCTACAATTTGGAGCTTGAAAAATCATGCAACCAGGTACAGGCATTCTCACCCCGCAGTTCTTCTTTGACATAAAGAGCGAACTGGAAGTCATTCAGGAAAATTCGTACGCAGAGTTCCTCGACTCGGAGGCGAATTGGTGGACATACATCGCGAAGCTCAAGCCGTGTTCAACCAGTAAACTGATTGTGCAGTGGCTACTCGAGACCGCGTTCCTTGAATTGCTCGGGACCTCCACCGACATTCCAGCACGCGAACTCAGCCTTGCAACGGCAACGTTCATCCCTCAAAACACGGGCGCTCGTATCGTTCTGTCGATGAACGACTTTACGGACACAGATAAGAACGGTCTGGACGTTCTGAAGTCATGGGTCACTCAGGTATCGGCCGAGTCCGCCTACTTCCCGCAAGAGCAAATCGGTTCACTGTTGCTCAGCGGTACAGCAGCCGCGTCCGCGCTCGCTACCTACGACGGCGCTAACTTCTTCTCAACGGCGCATCCGTACAACCCGAACAACCTGGCAAATGGATACTACGCGAACTACTTCACCGGAACCGCCGGCGCTGGTGGAGCGAATGCAGCCGACCCAGGAAAGGCCATGTATCCTGGCGCGGTTCCCGTTGGAACAGGCATTACTCTTGACGTCGCACTCGCGAACCTCGTCAAGATCTTCGGTTACATTGCCGGCATCAAGCAAGCCAACGGTCGCCAACCTCGACGGCTGCGCCCTTGGGCAATCCTGAGCCCGTCTGCCCTGTATGCTCGAATAAACTCGGCACTCGAAACGGGCTTCGTCGGTGGATCCACCGGTGGCCAAGGCGGTGGCTCTGGCTCCAATGAGTTCAGCGGTCAAATCCAAAAGCTGGGTTATGCCAAGAACTTCCTGTGTCCCGAGTTCGATTCGGAGCCAACGAATTTCTACGTGATTGCCAAGCAGGTTGCCACGTCTCAATTGGGTGGCGTTGTGTGGAGCGAGCGCGAACCGGTAGGGATTAATACCTACTTCCCGCAGTCGGGCCAGAACGTGGACATTGCGCGAAGCAATACTTGCGAAGGCATTGCGCGCGGTCGTGCGACTCCCGGCTACGGTCACCCGTTCCTCATCTTCAAGTGTTGCGGTTCTTAAGCGGAGTCGTTCGCTAGGTTCATCGTAGTTCCTCCTTTCCGAGCAACAGCCGATCCCCGGGGCCACTTAATCCGCGAGTGGTTCCGGGATCACTAAGAGTCCAAAAGTGTCGCAATATCTAACAGTCACCAAGTACGCGCTTCTAAGCATCATGCCGGACATCGGCATTGATGAGCTCGAGGTGCAGTATCCCGGATGGCTTGCGGCAAACCTCACGCTACTCAGCGGCAACATGGACGTGCAGTTGGCGAAGCGGTACGCCACGCCATTTCAAGCTCCCTACAATACGCAACTCGAGTTCTGGCTTGTGCGTCTGATGGACCCTCGCGCAATGCTGAAGCGCGGTGTGGAGCCTAGCGACAGGCAAGTGCAGACCCTTATCGAAGACGCTGCAAAGGTAGCTATCGAGCTGCAAGAGGCAGCTGACGCGGAGAAGGGCAAGTACGATTTGCCGCTGCGCGCTGACGTTCCGAACGCCAGTGGAATCAAGCCCGCAGTATTGAGTCACAGTGACGTAACCCCATACGACTGGATGCGAACGCAAGCCATCCGAGCGGGGGGCTATGTCCGTTGATAATGCCAAAGGATTTGCCACCGTTGACGCGTGGATCAAGGGTCTTCGCTCACTGCCAGGCATGGTCAAGGCGGCCCCTGCTGCCCTGGTACCAATCGTCAAGGCTGAGTGCGACGCGACTATCGCAGCTGGAAAGTCGCTCGATGGTGAACAGTGGACTGCCAATGTGCGCGGCGAACAAGCGTTGCGACAAGACCAAAAAGACTTGACCGTCGAAGCATCCGGCAATGTGCTGTGGATTCGCATTCGCAATGGTCTGATGTTTGGGCACTTCGGGAACCATCGACAGAAAGCGCGCCATGTGCTGCCTGCTAGTGGACTTCCTTCGAGGCTTGGCAATGCAATACGACTCGGAGTCATTGACATGGCTCCCGAATTTTTGACTCGCAAGGGCGGCCACAGAAAACCAACGAGGGGCATCAAATGGCAGTAGTCCTAGCCATCCCCTACATCTACAGCCTGGTCGTTGCTGATCTCGCGGTGCGTAGTCCCGACGTTGTGCCGTTTTTCGGATGGTCGAAGGTGCCACGGCAGAAGCGTTCTTACGCCGTGATGATTTGGGTGCCAGGTGATCCGAGCGGCAACGCTGGTAAAGACCTACCGCCCCGAAACATTGGCGAGAATCCGCGCAACGTTGCAGACTTCGACGAGTTGTTCCAAGTGCAGCTTGCTGCGCACGATGCATCGAAGCCAGCGGATGATCTCGCGCAGTACAATATCACGCGCCTGCTTTACAACGACTTCCGCGCCGCGCTCTATCTGTCTGCTCATGGAACGGT